GTCCGTTGTTAATAACAACTCTTAGGTATTAAACCCAAGACCCCATGAATATTTTGTGCGAGGTTTTCTGTCCTCGTAGATCAGTGATTGATCCAAACTTGTCGCAATCTTTTTATATAAAGTCTTGCTACGATACAACGGTTTAAGTTGTACATCTTGGAGTAATCGTGATAACGTTGATTCTTCTTTAGGTGCCACAGACGCATTGCGCACTGTGAGCCAAGAGAAGAACTTATCGTAATCATCGATTGTACCAGAACAAGTTGGTGAATATTCGTGTAACCACCGCATCTCATAACATTGTAAGTTAGAGTTATAGCGTCTATTAAAAAAGACACTGCTCGAAGCACAATCATCTGTATAAAAAACGAATGGTTGTGGTCTTACAATTTCAGAGAGTGGATGGCGCATCACAGGTTTACCAGACTCATTTTCATGAATCTTAATGAAACCTGATGATACTTTCGTACCATAAACCTCAGTGATGAGGTTACAAAATGATATGAATCGCGATTCACTATATGACTTGCAATTGATGTAACCGATATCCTCGCCTTTGTAATAATCACCACCACACGATTCTCGAAAGAATCCCGTTGTGAGTGTTTTATTAGCATTGATGCGGAGACCGTATGCTTCAAGAGCTTCAATAACACGTTGAGCAAATTCATGTTCAACAATGATATCATCGCCATACACCCAGACTTTCGGGCATACCGTACGAGCTATCGACCAAAATAACATTGCCTCAATTGGAAAGCATAAAGCTGACCCCATTGAAGCATACTTATTTATAGTCTTTGACTCGCCATTAGGCATGTCAACGCGAGCTGATCTCGTTGCTCGAAGAGCAATGAACCATTCCGGAGTCAGGAGATATCTTAGAAGATTCCAAGGTACCATGTCTGACGCGTCTTTTAGATCTATAGTAGCATATTTTTGCGACATAGATCCTTCATATGCCAGGCGTTGATTAACGCTTTGGTCAGTGAAATTTACAAAGCCCTTTGCGGGTGAGTAATTTTCTATGTGATCATAGAGTTTTGTTTGGAGACCTTTTTGAATAAACATATATTCATGGGGTTCCATACAAATAGTTCTAGGACCACGACTGTCTTTTGGCACGAAAGTGAGACGAGCGTTTGGAAAGTGAGTTTCAGTACGATTAGTACCACACCAATGTTTGGCGTGTGCATGAGTATTAAAAAACATTTGTGGACCATACACTTCCATTAAAGGAGGTATGTATCTACGTATTGTCAATTTATTCATGTTTGAGACTCGATCGGCCGTTGCGCCATTTGCGTGATGCGGTCTGATGTCTAAAGGATCATCAGGAAGAAGTGAAGTAAAGTACTTTCGTACTTCACTTAAGCCTTCAGGATATCCATCTGTTTTCACAGAGTCATCAGCCTCTATGTATTTTAACGTAGCATTTTCTACCTGTTCAGGTGTAAAATCTACTTCAAATTTATAGAACATCATCAGCAACTGACGAAGGTCTCTTATTCCCTCAGGAAACTCACGTATTGCGCCATTTTTATAGAAGATTTTAATAAAATGTTCATATAAAAATTGAGGCAATGCAGAGTTGCGCTGCTTCTTAAAGTAGCCACAACTCAGTTTAAAAGTTCCCTTTAACCCATCATCCAAGTCTTTCCCAAGACTTGGTAATACATGATGGAAGAATAAGGTCGAGTGAGCACGTTCATTAAACGTGTTCATCGATCTGGAATTTGTGTTGAGGTGGATAGCTAATACGCGCCACAAGGCGGTATGTCTTTTATAAGGCATAATTTATTCCTTTACAGGAACCATATATGAAAATCCAGATTATCACACAACACACGGATCGAATTAACGCTAGCTCTTCACCCTACATAGTAGGAAAGAAGAAGTCGTAGATTGCCTCAATGAGGAAAACTGCGATAGCGGTAATAAGGGTTAGATAATCGCTTGCGTTATCCATAATAATAAGAACTAATGTTCTTTATTAAGGATTTTGTCGAAGTTAGTACCCGTACTGACTATTTCAGTCAGCTGCGCGTATAGCTCGGCCATAGTCGCATCGATATCTACACGTCCCTCTAATGGGTTGTATTGCAATTTTAGTTGCACACGACACAAAGATGGGACAACAGTAACACCTGATAGTACGTTTTTCGTATCATCAATGTAGATTACTGAAGACACCTTGCCATTCTTTTGCGTTTCATGTGAAACTGTCACAATTCTTGGTTCATCCAATGGTTGTGCAGCATCACTTCTGAGAGTACTTGTTGCTCTCGTTGATATCGCAGAAAAGGTTGCGACCGGTGTAGTTGTAGTTAAATCTGAAGTTAACATATTATGTTCCTTAGCGTAATACACTCGAAGTGTAATTGGTTTAGTTGATGTATTAAGTCAACTAACGTTTGGCAGACATAAGATAAGCCACGGAAGCTAAATAACTAAGTTGTTTAGCCCCACGGTTCCAGCCTGCGGAGTAATCTGCGGGTCTCTCCATCATATCAATCATACCTGAAAAAGAAACAGGTATACGTTTATAAATGGAGTGCTTATATGACCATGGAATTGAATGTTCTTCGGAGAGACTCGTATAACGAGTATCCTTCGAGGGCACAATTTCCATATCATAAGTAAGGTTGGCCTCTACTTCACTCTTATAAGAGTAACCAGCGTCTACGAAATTATACGTAAACATGGTAGGTAGAGCCTCATCCCAGGCGGCAATTATATCTCCCACACGGAAGAAATAATCGATTGCCCAGGAGAAAGGTACGGCCTCCCAGATCCCTTCTAGGGGTTCAGCGAGGCCGAGAGCATTAACGTAGACCTTTTTACGGTCTGCGTCTTTGATCTCCTTCGGGGAAAAGTACAAATGTGCTTTTCCTGACGAAGATATCTTTGCGACACCATTCTCATACCATTGTTCGACGGGCCTTGAAAAGGACCCAACGTATCTATGGAGATCGACAAAGGTGTCGTCTTCTTTGTAGAGTGCAACGTGCTTGTCCCAAACCATCCCGTTACGGGCTGCTAAGTTCCAAGCATCAATGTACGCTGATAGGCGTGTGACAATATGATATATTGCCTGTATATCCCCAAACAGGGGTAAAACGCCAAAATTGATAGCAAGATGTTTTTCAGGTATATCAGCAAAGGTCTTTTTCAAGGCCCAAGTTGATTTCGTGAAAGTTTTCTTGAGATCAGCCAATTCAAGGACAGCCGTGTAAATATTTATACCATTTACTTTAGCGTCTTTAAAACTAGGTTGCAATTTTAGAAACCCATCTCTCAATGACTTTTCAGTTATTGATGGAGGAGTTGGAAATACGGGAGCACTGAAAATAGCACGAAGGTATGAATAATCATACCAATATTCGTAAGTTATTCCATTGTTACGTATAACCTTAGAGTAATACTGCCCGGCATAGTAAGCATCTTCTGATAGCTTAATGTTCGAGACGTAGTTAAACCTTAACGGGTTAACTGGAGTTACTTTGGAGTCATATGGACCAATCCACTTTTTATCAGTAATCGTCTGCGAAGCAGGGATTACTAATGATACGGTAGCGGTCGAGGGGGTTTGAACGCCCCCAGCAGAAGTTACAATGCGTAATCTCGTGCCAGTATAATACTTAGCACCTGATGAACGTGTTCGTAATTCTCTCATAATGACTCCTAAATCTAAAATTGGGACTGGACTACGTCCAGAAACGCCTCCTCACGGAG